AATAAATTTAAAAAATTATTTGAAAATTTTAAACTATCAACTCAATTAATTAAGGAATTTTTACAAGATGTTGATATCAATTATATTTTGAAAGAAAACAGTACCAATGTCAGAGTAGGTTCTGATGACGGACCTGGTACATTTTATCAAGATTTTTCAGATTACTACAGAGTAGCTAAGGGTGATTTACCAAATTTCATGAATCAGTCAGGTTGGGGTGTTGTTGATTATTTAATAAATGATGAACGTTCTAAAGTATTGGATCCGAGTTTAGATTATTCTATGATTTACAATCCAATTGGACAAGTGACTTTTGGTAGAGCTGGTTCTATACCTGGAGCTGAAGATTCTCAAACAAAATACGAAGAAAGAATAAATAGTATTGTAGGGAGACTCGGTTATGAAGTAGTAAAATGGATGGGACTTGATGGTAAAGGACTTGAGATAGCTCAAAAACCATCAGACGAATATGGTAAGGGTAAAATAGCTTGGTCAGCTAAAGGCACTAAAGATGTTGAAGGTGAATTACCAAAACGAGAAAAGTTTGATTTCTCCCCTAATATAAAAGAAAGAATCAATTTACAAAAGGAAGTACGATTATTAATTGAAGGTGGAGCCTACGGACATTTGAATCATCCTTTTGACGATAAAAATCTTACATTTTCAGATTTTAAGACACTAATTATAAATACACTACAAGGTAACCTCGATAGTGAGGGAGCAGTTACAGAAAAAACAGACGGACAAAATATAATGATAAGTTGGAAGAATGATAAACTTATCGCTGCTCGTAACAAAGGACATATAAAAAATCATGGAGCTAATGCTCTGAGTATTAGTGGTGTTAAAAATATGTTTGCTGGAAGAGGTGAGATTGAGAAAGCTTTCGTATCAGCTATGCAAGATTTACAAAAAGCTATAAAGGGTTTGAGTAAAAAACAAAAAGATAAAATATTTGATGAGGGTAAAAAATTTATGTCGTTGGAAGTTATATATCCAAAGACAGCCAATGTAATCCCATATGACAAATCACTTTTACAATTTCACGGAACAATTGAATATGATTCAGCTGGTTCTCCTATTGGTGAGGATAGAGGAAGTGCTAGAATGTTAGCTGGAATGATTAAACAAATAAATCAAGACATACAAAAAACATACAGTATTACTAAACCATTTGTAACTAATTTACCCAAAGTAAAAGACTTTAGTAGACGACAAAGTTATTTTTTAGGAAAACTCAACAAATTGAAAAATGAATACAAATTAAAAGATACTGATACTCTAACTGATTATCATCAGGCTTATTGGATGGAATATATTTTTAATGCTGGTAAACAATTCAAGTATCACGTACCAAATAAAATTTTAGTAAAGTTAGTTAGAAGATGGGCATTCTTTGATAAATCATATAAAGTACCACAAATTAGAAAAGACTTGAAAGACTATCCTAAGTTTTTAGATTGGGTATTGACAACTGATAAAATTGACCATGCTAAGTTACAAAAAAAACATATAAGAGATTGGGAAGTTTTGTTTTTTGAGTTGGGAGCAGAAATACTTTCTAACCTAAGTGATTTCATAGCTGCTAATCCAAATAAAGCAGCTCAACAAATTCGTAAAGATTTACAAAAGGCTATCAATCAAGTTAAAACATCTAAAAATCCAAAAGTATTAAACACATTAAAAACTCAATTGGATAGATTGAATGCTATTGGTGGTTTGAAATCTGTTGTACCGAGTGAAGGTATAACTTTTGTTTTTAAGGGTAAGTTATATAAATATACTGGAGCTTTTGCTCCAGCTAATCAAATATTAGGGATGTTAAAGTTCGTATAGGAGTTATTATGGCAGGATATAGTAGAGACATAGAAAGACAAAATCAAGCGTTACAAAATATATTGGATGGTGGTAAACCTGAAAAACGTATTTTTATAACCAAAGAAGATTTGGAATATAAAAAAAGACAAAAAAGAAAAACAGAAGAAGAACGAGAACGAATCAATAGAAAATTTGAGGCCACTAAAGAGGCTAGAATGCCTTGGTTTTGTCCAAAATGTGATAAGGTTATGAAAAAAAGACTTGATGACAAAATGTGGTTTTTACACGACCATTGTTTTGATTGTCAATTGAAAAAAGAACATAAGATGAGAGTTGATGGGACATATGATGAATGGAAAGAGAAAAAAATAGTAGCTGATAAATTAGCGTGGATTCGTGACCAAAAAATTATGATTAAAGAATTTAAAGAACAAGATACACCTGAATTCTATCAACAATTCAGACCAGATGGACATTCTGTTGATAAGGAAAAATGGAATATTGATAAGACCACACTTTTAGAACAAGCAGATGAGGCTTTGGAATTCCTAGAAAAAATGGAAGATTCTTTAAAATGATATATTTATTGTTAGGAAAATAGTAATGATTTCAGATAAAGATATTTATGCTATAAGTGGTCGAGATTTAAAACAATTCATTCATATGATAAGTGATTTAAAGGACATCGCTATTGAGTATACTGAGAAAAGTGATTTAGATGTAAGAGAAACAGAATTGTGTTTCGATACATTTATAAATAATTTATTACACTCTCCAATATTTAAAAACGTTAGTGTATTAGATTTACAAGATGAATTTTCTTTTTATGAATTGTTAAAAAGTACTGGTTTATTTACAAAAACTTGGGGGAATAAAAAATTTTAAAAGGAGAAATTAAATGGCAACAATAGTAAATGGTGCAAACAACAGAACTGATGTGTCAAGTAGAGAAACTGTTTCTGCGAGCTTACAACAAGCTAAATTTAGTAGATTTGAAGTGCTTAGTGGTTCAGCTCATGGTGTTGATAATATCTTGAGATTTACTGGTTCACTTACACCACCAGCTGGATTTATAATTGAGTCTGCTGGTAATAGTGTTATCTCTGCCTTAGATGGTGGAAATATAGCTGCTTCTGTTTTGAATACAAAAACACTCTATGAGGTTAGCGTATCTTCGGTGAGTGGTTCAGGACACATACATTTCGTATATTAATATGAATCGAAATCAAAACGGACAATTAAAAGATGTGATTAAACAAGAGTACATAAAGTGTGCCTCTGATCCTATTTACTTCTTGAAGAAATATTGTTTTATACAACATCCAATGAAAGGTAAAATACCATTTCACCTGTATGACTTTCAAGAAAAAACAATAGAGGATTTTATTCAACATCGATTTAATATAATTCTCAAAGCTAGACAGTTAGGTATATCTACAATTACTGCTGGATATTCATTGTGGATGATGACATTTCACCAAGATAAAAATATTCTTGTGATAGCCACAAAACAAGACACAGCTAAAAATCTTGTAACTAAAGTTCGTGTAATGCATGCTAATCTCCCTAGTTGGTTAAAGCAAAAATGTGTTGAGGATAATAAGTTAAGTTTGAGATATAAAAATGGTTCACAAATAAAAGCTGTGTCAAGTGGAGAGGATAGTGGTCGTTCAGAAGCTCTATCATTATTGGTACTTGATGAAGCTGCGTTTATTGATAAGATAGATGGAATATGGGCAGCTGCTTCACAGACATTATCTACTGGTGGACAATGTATTGCTTTATCCACACCAAATGGTGTTGGTAATTGGTTTCACAAAACTTGGATGGATGCTGAGGACAGATTAAACGATTTTAATTTTATAAGATTGAATTGGGATTTACATCCTGAAAGAAATCAAGATTGGAGAGATGAACAAGATAAATTATTAGGGCCTTCATTAGCAGCTCAAGAATGTGATTGTGATTTTATTACCTCTGGTCAATCTGTTGTTGATGGTATAATACTTGAAGAATACAGAACAACACAAGTAAAAGAACCCATAGAGAAAAGAGGAGTCGATAGTAACCTTTGGGTGTGGGAGCCACCAAACTACACAAAAGATTATATAGTATGTGCTGATGTTAGTCGTGGAGATTCAACAGACTACTCGGCTTTCCACGTTATAGAAATAGAAAGTTTAGAACAAGTAGCAGAATATAAAGGAAGAATGTCCACCAGAGATTATGGAAATTTACTGGTTAATATATCTGTAGAGTATAATAACGCTCTATTAGTAGTTGAGAATAATAACATAGGTTGGGCAGCTATACAACAAGTAATAGATAGAAATTATGAAAACCTTTTTTACATGAGTAAAGATTTACAAGTAGTTGATACTCAAAAACACATTAATAACAAAATCAATAGAGCAGAAAAACAATTAGTACCAGGATTTACAGTAACACAAAAAACAAGACCTTTGATTGTTTCAAAATTAGAAGAATTTTTTAGAGAGAAGTCTGTAATCGTACACTCAAATAGATTGATTGATGAGTTGTTTGTTTTTATATACAATAACAATAGAGCTGAAGCTATGAGAGGATATAACGATGATTTAGTTATGTCTTATGCTATGGGTTTATGGATACGAGAAACAGCTTTACGATTGAGAGCTGAAGGTATTGAATTACAAAAAAAGGCTATGGGTAGTATAACTTCAAATCAAGGTGTGTATATACCAAAAGGTAACCAAGACGATAACTGGACTTGGGAGATTGGAAAAAAACAAGAAGATTTAACCTGGTTAATAAAATAATAAGAGGATAAAATGGCAGATACAAGTTTAAGAAGTAGATTACAAAGATTATTTTCTACAAATGTAATTGTTAGAAACGTTGGTGGTAAAAAACTAAGGGTAGCAGATACCAGTAGAACCCAATCATATAAAAAAGGTAATCTTATAGATAGATATCAGAAAATTTTCTCAGGAGCAGGACTGAGTGGATATTCTGATGCTTTGATGACCAAATCTGTAAGATTAAATTTTTTCAAAGATTATGAAGCTATGGATTCTGATGCTATAATATCAAGTGCTCTAGATATCTATGCAGATGAATCAACAATGAAGTCTGAATATGGTGATGTATTAGAAATAAACACAGATAATGAAAATATTAAACAAATATTACACAATTTATTTTATGATGTTCTTAACATAGAATTTAATTTATGGCCTTGGATTCGTAATATGTGTAAATATGGTGATTTCTTTTTACAATTAGAAATAGATGAAAAATATGGTGTTACAAATGTAATTCCATTGTCAGTTTATGATGTATCACGAATAGAAGGATTAGATCCTGAAAATCCAGCTTATATAAAATATTTAATCGAGTCGGCTACAACAGAACACAGATATAAATCTGAAAAGTCAGCCACAAGAACTGAACTTGAAAATTACGAAGTAGCTCATTTTAGATTATTATCCGATTCAAATTATCTACCTTATGGTAAATCACAAATAGAAGGAGCTCGTAAAATTTATAAACAATTGACACTCATGGAAGATGCTATGTTGATACATAGGATTATGAGAGCTCCTGAGAAAAGAATTTTTAAATTAGACATCGGTAATATACCACCAGCCGAGGTTGATAATTATATGCAACAAGTAATTAATAAAATGAAGAAAGCACCTGTTGTCGATGAAACCACTGGTGATTATAATTTAAAGTATAATATGCAAAACATAACAGAGGATTTTTTCTTACCTGTTCGTGGTGGAGATAGTGGTACTAATATTGAATCATTACCAGGTTTGACTTATGAAGCCACAGAGGATATTGAATATTTAAAAAATAAATTACTATCTTCTTTAAGAATACCAAAAGCATTTTTAGGTTATGAGGAACAAATTGGTTCTAAAGCTACATTAGCAGCTGAGGATGTAAGATTTGCTCGTACAATAGAAAGAATTCAAAGAATTACACTTTCCGAATTAACAAAAATAGGAATAGTACATTTATACTCACAAGGTTACCAAGATTCAGATTTAATAAATTTTGAACTAGATTTAACTAATCCCTCAACAATATACGAACAAGAAAAAATTGAATTATGGAATAATAAAACTTCTTTAGCTGAACAAATGTTAAGAGATGGAATTGTTTCTAGTAATTGGGTTTATAAAAATATATTTGGATTCACAGAAGATGAAATCAAACAAGAGGATGAAGCTATAATATTTGATTATAGAAATAAATTTAGACGAAATCAAATTGAATCTGAAGGTAATGATCCTGCTCAAAGTGGTGAGTCACAAGGAACACCATCAGATTTGGCAATGGGAAGAACTGGTCATGAGTTAGATGATGAAGGTGGTTCAGAAGAGGGTGGTCAACCAGGTGCCGGTAGACCTAAAGAGGCTAATAAATATGGAAAGGATAGTGGAGTTAGAGGCAGAGATCCTTTAGGTTCTCACGATATGAAAAAAGGTGGTAGTGATGCCCCAAAGTATGGTAGGTCTTTAGCTTTATCTCATTATGATTCATTGAAAAAATCAATGAAATTTGGTACAAATGACAAAAAAATAATAAGTGAAATGTCTGAATTAGAAAAAGAATACAAAGATGAGGTAACTTCTTTAACTAATGATAAATCAAATGACTAATTATTGTTTAACTTTATATTTATTTATGACTAAATATATATATACTATACGGAGTATTTAAAGATGGCTCAAAAATTAAAACATTCTAAAATAAAGAATACTGGTATTCTTTTTGAATTATTAACGAGACAAATAACCGCTGATGTGTTGGCTGGTAAAAGTACAAAATCGGTTTCAATTGTAAAAAAATATTTTAATGAAAATACTGAATTGGGTAAAGAATATGAGTTATACAAAATTTTATCTGAAAAACATTACCAATCCGAAAACAGAGCCAATCATTTACTCGAAGCCGTAATTAAGTCTAGAAGAAAATTAAGTAATTCTACTTTACGTAGAGAAAAATATAATTTGATAAAAGAAATTAAAGAAAATTATAACGTAACTGATTTTTTTAATGGTCGTATTCCAAATTACAGAATATTAGCTTCAATATACAATATGTTCCAATCAGAAACTAGTGATATCGAATTTAAACCAGATGAAGTTGTAAATTCTAAATTTACAGTATTGGAACACATTACAAGTAAAAAAATTACTAAAAAACAAATAAAAGAAAAAGTAATTAATGAATATGGTAAATCAGATAAAGATTTAAGATTGTTAGCATATGAAATTTTGGTTGATAAATTCAACAAAAAATATAAAACATTAGATGAATCACAGAAAAATTTATTGAAAAACTATATCAACAATATCAGTAACACCAATTCTTTACGTGGTTACATTGATAATGAAGTTGTTCAAACTAAAAAACAATTAAAAACACATTTACCACAAGTAAATGATAAAATAACAAAGATTAAATTAACTGAGGCAATAAACCAAATAGAAAACCTAACTAAAGGTAAAGTAGTTAATGAAAAACAAGTTTTAACTTTGATGAGATATTATGAATTAATCAAGGAGATTAAAAATGTCCACGAAAGTTAGTAAGTTAAAGGAATTCATCCGTAACTTAATAAAACAAGAACTTAAAGAATTAGAAGAGGCTTCCGTCACAGGTAATCTTGATGGTGGAGAGGGCCCACCGAGGACACCGTATGCCTTCTATGGTGGTCGTAAGAAAGACAAAGAAAAAAAGAAACGAATAGCACAAGCAGGTGGGTATATGAGGGTAAAAGAAGGAAAGTATCATCAGTATAGAAATGATGAGACTATGACACCTAAACAAAAAATTGGTCGTTCAATGAGAGAGATTA